GGGCGATCATGCCGGGGATGTCATCCATCCGCCGTGGGAATCCGGCAGGGAGTTCACCAACGCCTTGAAGGTGATCGTGCGCGTGATCGAGCCAGTCGGCGGATGACTTGCAACCGGAAGGGCGGGACTTCAGAGCGGCCATGATCCACGCGAACGGGTGAACCGGACTCGGCATCTTCTCCGGGTGCGTCCAGAGGTCCAGCAGCTTCATCGTCTCGAACTTCCCGCAGTTGGAAATCGGGGTGAGGAAGAATCGCCCGTAGTCCTTGCCGTCGTTCTTGGAGATGATCGCGCAGGGCTGTAGCTCGTCGAGAGCGATGCCCATTGCCATCAGCGCGGACGCCAGGTTGATGTCCCCGGTTCCGTGGCTGGAACTCATCGCGGCGGCGTGCTGTGTCATGTTTCTTCGGGTGGTGAGCGGCGGCTGTTAATCGGCCAGCGTGCTCGGTGAGTTGGTCGCGATCAGCGGGAAGTAAACGCCCCCGATGCTGCCTTCCTCGAAGCCGGTATTCGTGCGGCTGAGGTTGACCGACTTGACCAGTAATCCGGCGTTTCCGGTCGAGGTCGTGAAGAGGTTGCCGGTTAGCGTGTTGAGTGAATCGGCGGTGACGTTCGCGAGGGTCAGCACGGACGAGAGATTCAGCGCGAGGCCGGTCGCCTTGACTGCAACAACACCGGAAACGTCCACGGTGGCGCGGTCGTTATACATCGAATAGCCGATGGTGCTGCCTCCGTGGTTCAAGGCAAACGCCTCGTCCACTTCGGAGTTGGTCGAAAAGCTCGCGAGATGGAGGCCGGTCGCGGTGTCGTCATCAACGACTCCATACCGGGCGGCGGCGTAAACGGTTGCGGACATGGCCATGTAGTGCGGCCAAAACCGCGAATGGCAATACCGATTTCAAGGGATGGCAGCGCCGACCATCTTTAACGCGAAAGTCGTGGTTCTCACGCCTTCTCCTGTCTCCGATGTCGGCTCATTTCCACGGATGTCAAAGCAGGTAAAACCGGGCTGGTTGTTGCAGTAGGTGATGGCCGCTTTGTCCGCCAGGATGTTCCAGAGGTCGGCATTTAGCGACCAGTGCTCGGCGTCGGTTTTCCCGAGGTCGCCGCCCGGTGAGGTGACAAGCATCACCTCGATTTGCATGGTGAGAACGCCGCGCAAAACCGCGTGCTCCTCGCTGCCGGTGTCGTTTAGAACGATAAAGGTCGCGTCGAAATCGTCGGTATCCTCCTCGTCATCGTCGCCGGGTTGCTCCGTATTGGAGTCGCGGAGGATGATCGGGATTCCGGCAAGTGCGGTGTAAGTCGTCGTCCGGTGAGTGATCCACGCTTTCAGCGTTTCGAGTGCTTTGTCGGTTGTCATGGTGTCAGGATTGGTCGATTGCTGTTTTCGCGGCTCGCTTATACCAAGTGAGGGTTTTCTTGAATCCGTAGCCGATGGCCTTGGACTTCTCCGCGTCGCTCAGGACGTAGCCGCTGCCGCTGTGGCGCGACTTGTTGATAAGCTTGGCGATGGGTTTGAACGGCGAGCCGGTGGCCTGCGCCGTGCCCTTCTCCGCGTGCTTCTGAGCGTATCCGAGGAAGTTCTTGCCGATGGCGATCCGGTTCGCGCCTTTCTGGTGGCGAGCGATGGCGACGCCTGCCCCGATGAATCCGCCCTTGGCCATACCGGCGCGGAGGAAACGAGCACGGCGGACCTTGGCGACGGTGGACTTGCTGGCAATGCCGATGCTGTCCTGCGGCATCTGCTCCGCGTGTCCCTTTGCGCCCCGGTGGTCGTCGATCCACTTCATCGCGGATTCAACATCGCGGAGGAGTCGCGAGCTATCGACCTCGACCCATCGGTTGCGGATCTTCGCCCGCTTCTGCTTGCCGGAAACGAGGTCGCGGAATTGCTTTTCGGAAACGGTAGCGATGGTCCCGTGAATGCCTGCCGCGATGGCGTCTTGCTGCTTCTTCTTCGCCCCGCCCTTGCCGTAAACCTGAGTCGAGACGGCAAGCTCGCGGCAGATTTGAACACCGACCCGCGCAATCGCCGTTCGGTTGGTGTCGCCGAAAGCTTTCCCCGCCTGCTTGACAGACGATGCCAGCTTGGCGATGTCGAATTTTGCCGTGAGCATTACGCTCCCTTTCGCGGGTTGGTGAGGCGAATTGTAACGAACGACTGACCGGCTTGAACCGTGCCGACCTTCCAGTTTCGCTCGCGGCAAATGGCAGTCTTCCCAAAGTAGGCTTTCGCGCCTCCTGGGTAATTCGTGGACCAGTCGGCAATACTCACGGTGACGGTCAACGATTGGTCCCGGTCGAATCCGCTGGAATCGAGGTCGCGGGATTCGTCCGTCTCGGCAACCACGGCAGATATTGCCGTCCGTCCGTCAATGGCGACCGTCTCGCCCCCGATGATGGACCGGGAGCGGGTGAACATCGAAGCGGCAAATCGGGTGAGAGCGGACATGATTTTGAAAGAGAAAACCCCGCCCCCTTGCGAGGGCGGGGCGATGAACAACACACAATCAGCAGGGAAACTTAACCGATGATACCAGCAACGTGCTCAGGCTTGAACACCGTAACGCCCCAGCAAACAGACACATGGTAAGTCACCATGCGGAATCCGGGATAAGCGGCGATCTCGAACGAGAGTCCGGTGCGAGGATCGGTGACGATCTCGCGATCAATCGCCATGTCACCTTCGGCGGGAAGCATCGGCAGGCGAGTCGCAAGAACAATTGCGTTGCGGCTAAATGCGATGTTCCGAGCGGAGGTGCCGAAAACGGTGATTGCCACATTGTCGGCAACCGCGGCTTGCAGTCCCGGCGCGTTGATAGTGATCGTTCCCGAGGTAGCGGTCGAGCCGGTGGCGACAACGTATTTGTGGGTGCTGCCCGCAAAGGTGATGATGTCGCCAGCAACGATGCCGGTCGTATTGACGGTGCCTGTGTCGAACACAATGTCAGTCGCGCCAGCGGCGAGAGCGCCGTTAACGAGAGCGCCGGTCATCGCGCCTGCCGTGGTGGTTTGGACGCCTGCGGACTCGCGGATGTCGAATCCAAAAAGGTTGCCAAGCAGTCCTTGGCGCAAGAGGCTGGACTCACCGCCCTCGTTGACCTTGTAAAGATTCGAGGTTCCACGCAGGGCAACGCCTGCGGTGGTGTTGATAACCGAATGGCGGTCGCTAATCGGCGCGCCGTTATCGTCGAGTATCTTCTTGGCTTGCGCCCAATCGGTAAAGAGTGGCGCGGTGCCAGCGGTGGCCCCGAAGAAGCGGGAAACACCATTCTTTGCTGCAACGCCGATGTCCACTTCGATCTCGTTGACGGCGGCGCGGATGGCCTGGGCAATTTGATTCTGGCGGATGTTAAGAACTCCTGGTCCTTGGTCCACGGCATAAGCTTGCTCTCCAGACCATGAGAACGGGAAAAACCGACTCTTGGTGATGGTGAGCGACTTGTTGCCGATGGTCTGATCGGCGGCGGCCGGAAGCGACATCGCCGGTGTAATGTTCCCGCCAGCCGTGTTGGCTGCGGTGAACGGGCTGCGAAGAGTCTGATTCTCCGCAACGCGGTCGGCGGTGGAATCGCGGGCGACGGCAGGGATAAAGCCGGTCAGCTCGCGGGAAACAACGTCCAGAGCGGCGTAAACGTCTGGGATTAGATCGGTGATGGTATTAGCCATAATTCAGAGATGTTTGGTGAGAATTGTTAGTCGGAGAGCTTGCCGCCTGCGCGGAAGTGGGTTGCTTTTTGGTGGGGACTCATGGCGTTAAACTCGGCGCGGGTGACGGTCTTAGCGCCTGCGTCGGTGACGGTGTCGGCAATCGGCTTGTCGTGACCGGCTCCTGCGAGTTCTTCAGTCACGCGGGAGGCGATGACCTTCTGAATCGCTTCAGGCGGATTCTCGGCGGATGCCAGCTCGACGGCCTTCGCTTCGATGATAGCGGGAGCGGCGGCAGCTTCTGCGGTGGAGAGGGCGGCTTCGAGCTTAGCGACTTGTTCAGCGGTCGGCGCGGAAGAAAGGGCTTCGCGGGCTTCGGCAAGCTCAGTCTGGCAAGCGGTCAGTTCGCCGCGAGCGGCTTCGAGGTCTGTGTTCGCGGATTCAAGGTCGGCGGTCAGCGATGCGACTTCCGCTTTGAGTTCACCCGAGGTCTTGAAGAGGGTCATGGACGTTTTGTGTGGCTAGTTCGGCGAATGGCAAGCGGGATTTTTCAGCGACCGTTAGCCTTCGCGATGAGCCATTGCCGCGCCGACTCAACTTGGCCGATACCATCGACAAGCCCGAGGCGTTCCGCGTGCTCGCCGGAATACCAGCCAGCCCGCCACACTTCAGGGTCCATCGTCGCTCCTGCCGCCTCGCGTCCCGCTGTTACGTGATCACGGAACTGCCGCCCCGCCTCGTTGATGCCTTCTTGCAGGAACTCGATCTGTGTTTCGTTAGGCTCAAGGTGGAAGGTGGATTTGAGGTCCGCGCCTTCGCTGGTTAGCGCCTTGAACTCGATCCCTGATTCTTTCCAGAACTCGCTGCAATCCATCCATGACATGATCGTGCCGATGTTGCCCACCGTGGCGGATTCGCTCGCAATGATGGCGTCGGTTCCAGCGATCAGCTTGTAACAAGCGGAGCAAGCCAGCCCTGAGCAATAGGCAGCGGTTGGAATCGGCAGGTCCATGATTTCCAGTGCCGCTTCCACGCAACCGGAAACCGTGCCGCCTGGAGAGTTGGCATGGAACATGATGCCTTTTGCTCCCTGCTCGACGGCTGCAATCATCTCCCCGCGCAAGGTGGAATAGCGGGTGCAAAGCCCCAGCTTTTCGTAAATGGCGGGCGATGAATCGACAAGCGCCCCGTGAATGTGGATATGCGCGATGCCGTCAGCATCCAGAACGGACTCGGGGCGAAGTTCAAAGAAGTCTTCAATCTGGATATTCAGAGCACCCGATTTCTCAGGAACGTCCAAAGCGGCAAGCGCGAAGGTCTGCATGCTTTCCGGATGCATCATCCATTGCTTGCCCCGGATACTGGAAAGCATCCGAAGCTGCGAAATTGTCGGGGTGATGGTCTTCATTCTTCGTCCTCCTCTTGGTCGTTAGGGTCTTCTTCTGGATTGGTCTTCGCGGGTGCGGCCTGCTGCATTTCGTTCGGCGTGAGCATCGCCATTTCGCGATCCTCGACGATAATCTTGTAGCCGGACTCGGCGGAAACTTCCTCGGACACGCGGCGGGCGATGACCTTTCGGCGGGCAACGCCAAGCGCGCGACGCTCGTAGAACTCATCCTCCGTCATGCCCTTCGCTTCCAGAATCTCGTCGGTGTTAGCGAGCCCAGCCCGCCAGTCGTCGCGTTGCGCGGATGCCTCGCGGCCATCGTCAACGGTCGGGCGTGGCGGCTTCGTGAATGACCACGAAAGCGGGTGATCGAGCAGCGGCACGCGCTTGAGGTCGTAATGGAAAACGGAGTAAGCCCACGCGATCACTCGGGCGGCGGCGTATTCGATTGTCCGCTGGCGTTGTTTGATGGCGCGGCGTCCCTTCATCACCTCGACCCGCTCATGGGTGCCTTGCCCTGAGCCTTCCCATACCCAAGAGTTCGGCCAGGGCATCCCGGCGAGGAATGACCGCTTCATTCGATTCTGGAAGGACTGCCAGATTTCACCGGGGGATTCGTGCTTCACTTGCTCGATCCGCGCCCCAGTCCCGGCCTTGAGGTAAACTTTCCCGCCCTGCGCCTCCTCGACCATGATCTTCGGGCCGTCCTCGTCGCCGATTGGCGTTTCAGAGAGTGAAACCATCGGGTCGTTTTCGTCCGGTCCGCCCTTCTCGTTAAACTCGATCAGGTGCAGTCGGCTGATAATCATCTGCCGAATCCGCTCGTCGTCGGTCGATGCCAAGCAGTGCTTGAGGTCTTCGATTCCGTGCGTCGTGGACGGCAGCCCGCGCCCCTGCTCCTGATAGATGGGGTCGAAAATGTGGATTACGTCGGACGCGGGGAAGTCCTCGTATTCGTTCATCGCGTCGCCTGTGATGATTCGATACGCGGCGGGTCGTCCGCCAGGCCAATAGATGATGCCGTCGCGGATTCGCAACCCCTTCCATGGCCCTTTGTCAACCTTGTCCCCGTAGCCGCAGGAGTCCACGCGGTGCGATGGGATCTGTTGAATGCGCGGGAAATTGTCGGCACCTTTGACCATCAACCAGAACGCATCGCCGTCGCGGTCGATGGCGATGGACGTAAGCTCCAGCAGCTTGTGCCAGTTGTGGATTCCGCCGCGAACATCGCAGGACGGGAACCATACTTTGCGGAGAAAGGTCGCAATCGCCTTGCCGTCGAGCATGTCGCTCGGCCCGGTGTAGGTCGGCAACCATGCCTCGCCGATGGAAAAGTCCGCCTTCTGCAAAATCGCCGCCTTGACGACTCCCATGTTCGTGAACAGCCGCGAGGAAATCGAAACGAGGCGCTTCCGGTCGTAGCTCGGAATCAGCTTCTCGATGTCCGCGTTCCGGTCATGGAACTGCGGCCCACGATCACGGGAGCGGTTGGCCCCGTGCGCGAATGTCGAAATACTCAGGGTGCTTGATGTGTCGCTCATGGATCAGAATTGAAGCCGGGTGGAGCGCGGCAGTGCTTGGCAGTTGTCGTATGACCAAACGATTTCAGAGAGCAGAGCCAGCCGCTCATCGTTCGTCGTCGTGCGCTTCCCGGAAAAGGTCTGACCGTTGACCGTCGAGCTTGTCAGCTCAAACGCCGCATCGGGATCGGTCGCGATAGAAAGAGCCAGCGCCGCGTATTCAGCACGAATCTGGGCAGCAGCACTCGGGCTGTTGCATGTGGCGCGGTAGATTTTGCGGGCGGTCGCGGATACGTTCACGACCACGAAATGTGGCCAATATAGCGAATGGCAAGGCGTAAGGGCTGGGTGCTTATTCGTCGAACAAGCGGAACATCAGGGCTGCCCCGACTTGGTAAACCTCCGTATCGAAAAGGTGGTTGGCTTTCCGGTTCTTTAGAATCCAAACCCGCTTGATTTCCTTCCGCCGTCCCACCTCGACCTCCTGCTGCGACTCGGCTTTGAAGTGCTTCTTGTAGGCTTTCGAGACATCCGTGAACGTCTGCCACTCTACCCCGTTCCCAGACGCCAGCCGCGCCAGCATGTCCTTGAGTGTATTGGTGCCAACGAACACGTATTTCACAATCGCGCCCTTGGATGCCCTGGTCTTTTTGATCTTGGAATAGGGCTTACTCACGGTGGTGCCGTTGGGTAATTCATGGTCCCAAGCGTTCTGTTCGCCGCCCCCGCGGATGCCGGTCCACCCGTGTTTAGCGCAAAGCTCAACCATCCGATCCCAATCATACCCAAGGTCGAGGAAGGTTTTCGGCGGCGTGACTTGGAAGCGGGAAAGTAGTTTCACAAGCTCGGCCTCGTCGCCCCCAAGTCCGGGAACATACCCCTCGTAAAGCAGCTTCGACGCCCCGCCCTGCGCCCATGCGCGGACGCAACACCAGAAGTGATCGCCGCCCGCGTCAATGGTGGCGAAGCGCATCCGCTCGCCCTCGACTTTTGCCGCCGGGTCGATGTCGTCGCGGGAGTATCCAGCCAGCACGACTTCAGTTGACGACTCTGCCATTTCATCCCGCCACGGTTCAGCTAGTCGCTTTTGGATGAACTCCCGAAGCGGGACAAGATCGCCTTTCTTCGCCGACTGCTTCGCCTTCAGCCATTGCAGCGCGATCTCCCAGAGTGGTTTTCGCCAGTTCGCGAGGATGTTGTAATGATACCCAACGTGCTCCGGTTCGCCCTCTGCGGTTGCCACGTAAACCGCGCCCTCGGCAAGCGATCGACGGACTCGCGGGTTGTCGGCAATCTCGAATCCGCAACCCTCGGTAGCGCATCCGATCCGGCAGGTCTTGGCGGTTCTGGTCAGGTCCACCGCCTCGCCGTCCTTCAACTCCTCGATCTTACGAAGACTCCAGTTCCACGGCTGGCGAGTCTTGCAGTCGGGACATTCCCAACAAAATTCCCGCTTGTCCGTAGTCTCCCACTCGACGTCTAAGTCCTCGCCCTCGACGCCAGCCTGCGAGAGCAGGATGAACTGCCGGTTAAAACGGTCGTGGAGTCGCCCGCGAGCTTCGCCGATGAGTCCTTTCTTGTATAGCCACGGCTCATCACAAACGACCCGGCGCATGGATTTCGACTGAAGGCTTGAGATGTTCGCGCCCGCCAGGTAAAGCGACATGCTGGCGAATCCGTAGAACGCATCCGTGATGGCGTAACGGTCGGACGGGATCAACGCGGCGGTCTCTTTCGTCTCGCGGATCGTGTGGGAGAATCGGTCTTTCGCCCAATCCTTCAAGTCGCCTTCGGTCTGGTTGACGATGAGCGTCGGCCCCGGATCTTCCGCGACAACCCACGCCATCGCCGCCTCGCCCATGGATGTCGTCTTGCCGGTTCCAACCGGGGCGAGCACGACCATCTGCTTCATCTCGGGATTCGCCAATTCATTCAACGGCGGGACAAGCCATGGTGTCGAGCGAGCGTCATACTTGGATGTGAGTCCTTCCTTGATCGCGACACGACCAGAGCACCAGTCAGCCGGAAGCATCCGCTCGCTTGGGCGCAACCCTCGCCGCCACCGATCAACGAGAAAGGCGGCTTCCTTA